AAAAAGCAGCTAACTAATTAAAGTAGCTGCTCATAAAGTATAAACTCTTTTAGTTAGAGCTATTAGTGATACAAAGTCTGCTTGTTCTTAATGTTTCAGTAAGGGGTCATTATTTCAGACCCCCAACTAGATTTAATCTGCATCAACTTGAGTATCAATTCGCCCATTAACCATATCTTTCAACTTACCACTAGATTTAAAGGTAATGGCTTTAAAAGCAGGAATGGTAACAGTTTCAGCACGACCTTGGGGATCGGGTGCAGTACGGCCTTCATATTCACGCACAGTAAAGCTGCCAAAGTTGCGTAGGGTAAGACCGCCATTTTCAACCAATTGTGCAGCAATCAACGCAACAACTTCGTCAAAAATATAAGCACTATCAGTCAGGTTTACATGACCTTTAGCTACGTTGTTAACAATGCGTTGGGTAGCGCGGATCATTTCGGAGCGGGTAGTATTAGACATTTGTTTGTTTTCCTTTATAATTAAATCAAATCGCTGTAACAAGGAAGTTGACGGCTCTTGGCTGTTTTTCTTTCCTTTAGTTATATTAGCACAACCTTTCCGAGTGTCAACAGGCTAGCCAAAACTTTATGTACGAACCTAACTACGATAAGATTAAAGCTCAACAAGATGCCGAAGCTTCCATTATGGCAGCTAACCTATTTCAGTTGGTTAAGGAGCAGACGCGGGCTGAGATTGTCGAAAGAAGAAAGGACAAGGTTAATCAGATTGGGGATGACATTGTTGAAACTATTAAGGCTTGCTTTTGGCGAGGTTTCTATAACGGGACACAAGATGCCAAAACAGATATTAGTAATCTAGCTAAGCAAAAAGGTAAAAAGGCAGATTTAGCTTCCACATTTTCTTTTTCGAACTTTATGACAAACGCCCTTGATGTCATTGAGTTTGAGTCTGAAGAAGAAAAGCTTCGAAGAGAAATCGCAGAGATTGAGAAAAAACTGGGGCAATTTAGAGGCTTATCGAGTAAATCTGAAACACCTTTACAAAAACAATTACGTGAGAAGAAAGAACAATTAGCACAAATCACACCTGTCAAACTTATTGACGAGTTTATGAGTCGTGAGCAGAATATTAACAGACTAAAAGCAGATATTAAACGTATTGAAAATAATCCAGGATATGCTGCGAATGTACGCCAAATGCGTGATGAGATAAAGCGTTTGCAGAGATCCAATGCGAAAATTCGCAAGGAAGTACCAGATATCAATGAACTTGCGGCAAAACGTTTGCTGGAAAAAGCAACGGCAACGGAAGAAGCACCTAAAAAACGTCGTGGTAAGAATAAACTTTTATCTGACGGTTCTGATACAAAATCAAGTTTGCCTAAGAACTTGCGTGGAAAACTAAATGATGAACCTAAAACTAAACGTGAACGAATTAGAAATGATGACCCTCGTGTTCAGGCAATTCTAACACCTGAAATACGGGATATTTTAGCTAAAAGTGAGATAGAGAGAACTCGTGAGGAACAAGTTAAATTAAAAAAAGCTGAGATTAAACTTGATGAGGAGTTTGGTAAGAGTTTTAGTACGAATAAAGTAGATGTAGCCGAGGTTAGACAGAAAAGACAAGTAAAAACATCAACACCTAAAAACAAGTATCGTATTGAACGGGATAGGCTAGAACAAATTGCTCAACAACAGCCTATTGGTTACAACCCTAAGAAAGATAAACCAGAACAGGCTCTTAAACGTAGTATTTACCGTATGGAGGATAAACGTAATCGTGAGAGGTTTATTACTCTCAATACGGAATACCCATCTCTTTTCGACAGTGATCCTGAAACTAATTCTTTCTTTCAAATATACCTGAATCAACGTGCTTTGACAATTAAAGATGGTTTAGAAGATAAACAACAGCAATTGATTAAAGGTCAAATAAAAGCTTATGTTACAGATACTAAAACTGATGGTAAGTTTATTCTTGAACTAATTCAAAAAAATCTGGCCAAACCGGAAGATATGGCTAGGGTAAATCGTTTAGCTGAAAATATTACTGCTAAACGAGAGGCTTTACGTTTTACAAATAAAGAAGCTTTTGAAAACTATGTTGCTTGGACTAAAAAGGCTGGTGGTGGGTCTAGTGCAGATAGTTTTGATGTTTTAATTGAAGAGCTTAAGCCAAAAGATCCTAAAAACCCAAAAGAAAAAAGAGATTTTAAACTAAAACGTCGTTATGCTGAATTGTATAGAGACTATAAACTTGGCAAGGTAGATGAAGATACTTATTTTGATCAAATAGATAAAATTAGTGAAAAACTAGATGATGAAGATGAGCTTGATAGAATTTCTAATAGACTTGAAAACGTTCAGACAGCAAATAAAAAAGTAGTAATTAATGAGAAAATTTACCAAAAACTTTCTGAACTAGCAGAGGATAAACCTGATGAACCTTCAAGTTTTGATCGTACTCGACGCGCTACTTTAACTCCTCAAGAAATACAGCAACTAAAAGCTACGATTGGTGAAAAGGCATACAATTGGGCAGTGCAAAAAGCTGAATTTGGCCCTAATGGGGAACTTAGATTAAACTCGGCGCACCTACTACGACTACAGGAAAAACTAGATCAGGTTAGTTTAAATAACGATACTAAGTTGTTGCAGCGAGCTACCTCCATTGCAACAACGGAAATTTCTGCCGCATATAACTTGGGTAGACTACAAGTTTATTTAGATAATGGTGTGAGATATGTGCAATACACGGCAACTTTAGATGATAAAACAACAGTATTTTGCCAGAGTTTGCATATGAAGATTTACCCACTCAATCAGTTATTAGTGCAGAGTTTTACCCGCACATTTTTTCCCAATACAGATGAACCTGAATATTCTCCTTCGAATCGTCAGTATGCAATAAAAGAGGATATTACTTTCTGGCTGCCTCCTGCCCATATTAACTGCCGAAGTTTCCTACTTCCAATCTATACAGATGATGTAAAAGAAAAAATTGAGCAAAATGAAACTGCTAAAAAGTATAAGTTAGAAGTTTCTAAGGAAATAGAAAAATCATCCTTAAATAGGAGTCTACGCAAAGGTAAGGGTAAACAGCGAGGTGTTGATAATACAAGATTAGATGACATAATTGGCAAACAATCTAGACAAAATCAATTTCTCACACGTAAAGCAGTTGAAGAGGTTGGTGATTTTGCTGACTTATTTACCAAGGGTTATCGTTTCATTGTCAACAAAATTCGTGAGAGAGGAACTCGATTTGAAGACGGCAAGTTAATTCTTGACCCAGATGATATTAAAAAAAATGACCGTAGTTTAACCACTTTGCTGCTTAGTTCTGGTATGGTATTGGGTTTTGGTGCCATGCTTTATTTCTTTTCGAAATCTAACTTAGCTGGAGCTTTACGTAATTATCTTGGAATAAAACTAGGTAAGAAAGCTGCCGATGCCACAGCCGCAGAAGTTGCAACAGCGTTAGGTGCAATTGATTCTGTAATTAATAATATTCCACAGGGGTTACGCGATCAATTAGTTGATGAATCTACTCCCGATAAACCTTTACCAGATTTAAGCAAACTACCAAAAACTAATGACCCCGGAGGAAATTTATTAGCTCTTGCAAAACAAACTCAAAATATTAATGACTATGTAGCAGTTTTAAATAGTCTATCGGAGGAGGAACTTGTAAGCCTATTAGGGGCTTCAGGATTAACCCCCATAGAAAGACGTAGAATAGGAGTACAAGCGGTAGTTAATAGGATTAATCAAAATATTAACGGCAATATTGTTCCTCAGTACGATGCTATTGTTAAAGCCGCTCTGGGTAATAATAAAGGTTTGGCAGGAGGTCTTGATTTAAAAAATGTACGTCAAATTCAAAATTTTAGCCCAGATGCTTTGCAAGTTAAGTTTAAGCCTGGATTTGGTTCACCTACGTTATTGTCGAGAAGACGATTAGAAACTGCGTTAGGAGTAGTAGGTCGAAAAGAAATATTAGAGCAAATGCGTCAAGAGGTTAATGAAGAAATTGCACTACTAGATCAATGGGCTGAAAATTTAAAAATTGATGATGAACAAAGTGCAATAGATCGAGCTTTAATTATCAAAACACGCAAAGAGCTTGCCGAAATTCAAGCTGGACTAGAGGGTTTTGCCAATAACTTTGAATATTTCCGAAATGTTGATTATGATGCTTTACCTGCCGAAACTTGGGGTGATGTTGCTGCTCAGTTTGGTACTGCTGCAAGATCTGAAGTTGAAAGGGCTAGTGTTAAACTTTATGAAAATCAAATAAAATTAGACAATTTGGCTAATAGATTACGTAATGATTTTGATGATTTACGTGAGTTTGATCCTGATATTTATGGAAAAAATTTCTTTGAAAACTTTAATATAGATTCATTTAGGCAAAATCTTATAAGAGAAGCAAGGCAAGAATTAGATAATTTACAATTAGACCCACTTGCAAATCAAAACGACATTAATGAAGCTAGAGAATACTTGCGTAATGTTATTAATAATCCTGCTAACTATGAGTTACCTGAACTAAAAGATTTAGAGTTTCAAATACAAAATGTAATTAATAAAGTTAATAAAAAATATATTGGTAAAAATAAACCTTATGATCTTAAAATTGCAGTACGCAGATTAAATGATGGTGAGTCTGAATACAATACTATTAAACAAAGTATTGATGAGGCTTCAAATGTAATGCGTGTGTATGGCGAAGGTGAAAATGTATCTCCAGTACTAAGTAACATTAATAAAGGTTACGCCGACTACGTACAAAGTAAATATGAGTTGATGTTAAGAGTGCAAGAACAAATCCGTACTAGAATTAAAGAATTGGAATCAAATAATCAATAATCAATAACAGGAGTCAAATATAAATGACAAAAGCAACATCATTGTTACCCCTACTTAACTTTTCGTTAGTAGAATCGGCTAGTGGGGAAGTTGAAGCACTAGCCAAGGCCGCTTTAATTTTTGTCGAAGGAAAGCACAAAGACTCGATGGGGCGTGAGCATTTATTTGACCCCCAACGTATTCAGAAATTTGTGCAGAATACTAATAAGCATCTTGAAATGGGTGGCCGTCTACCTGTACAAATGGATCATAAAAAAACGCAGGATTTTAATATTGGCGATGTAGAATCCCTGCTTTATACCAAAGTTATTACAGAAGATGATTTGCCTAATAAGAAATTTCGCCATTTAATTGGTCGTGTTGGAGTTTTTGCAGATAATGTAGTTATTAAATCTAAAAAAGCTATTGAAGATGTTAAGGCTAAGATTATTAATACCTTAAGTCCTGGCCTAGATCCTTTAACAGAATCTTTTATTGAGGTATCTGCCACACCAACACCTGCCATTATCGGCCCTGCACTGTTTTCACAATCGGGCACAGAAATGGACAATATTATTACGTTTGAAATGATGCCTGACGCAGCGACTATGGGCAAAAAAGCTTTCTCTTTCGAACAGCTTCGCGATATTAAAAATGGTGTCGAAAAGAAAGAAGAGGAGTATGAAGAACTCACCCAGGAACTATTTGAAATTCTTTACTCTTTGTATAATGCAAGTGAAGAAGAGTTAGCTGCACAGCAAGTTGATCCCATTGAAGCTTCCTATCAGGCTATTGAATATTTTCTTTCTGAATTGGAAGAAATGTTTGAATTAACTGAAAGTGAGGAAGATGGGGAAGAAGATGCTAAAGAAAAATATTTAAATAATAAAAAAACTGCAAATACTGTAGTAGGATCTAATTCTAATTCTAATAGTCCTTATCCTACAGGAAAAAGAGAATCTGATTTCTCTCGCTATGCTAAAAAGACAATTGGTTTTGTCTTGTAACTAAAAAACAAATGCTAATATAACTGAAAAGGAGTTAATTGTTTAATATGTCTATGAATTTTTACAGAGGTTATGAAAACCTAATTGAATTTTCTTCTGCTACTGTAGAGAACCCGTTTGGTGCACAATTGCTTGCTCTTTGCGAAGAGGTTTTTGAAGACCTTCCTTCTGCTGTGGCCGGTTTGACTGAAGCCCTTGTGGATTTAGGTTTTGATGTAGATGAAGAAGGTGTGGTTGGCCTTATGACTGGTGAGATTCTACCCTCTGAAGAGGTTGTAGACGCTTTAACTGGACTGTCTGAAGATGAAGTTGACCATGCTCGTCTATATAACGCTGCCGCTGCAATGTATGATATGTTGCTTGAGGAAGATGACGTAGAAGATGATGAATATTATGAAGACGTAGAAGATGACTACGACGATGATATTTATGATGAGGATGAAGATGAATACTACGACGAAGACGAATCTGATGAGTCTCTAGCTGAAGTTCTTTATAGCCGTCAAGTAATTACTGATGCTCTAAATGAATATGTAGAGATTGGTAATGCTATGGTGGATCAAGGCTATTTATCTCCTCATGTTCACGAACTACTCTTTGGTCAATCTGATAAGGGTCGTTTTGTTAACTTCTCTGCGGCTTGTGAAGAGTTTGACGCTACTCCTGCCGAATACCTCAAGTGCATTGAATTTGCACTCAATATCTTTTCTGAGATTGGCCCTATGGTAAATGAAGCCTATTTCTCTGCTCAAGTGCCTACTGATTTTGCCCAAGATAATCAGCGTACTTATGAGTTTGGAATGGATGAAGATACTGTTGAACTTCAATCCCGCGAAATGGTTGACCTTCTAGGTCTTTAAAATATCAAATTAATTAAGGAGAATATCTAAAAATATGTCTTACTGGAATATCCAACGCCCTTTTAATCAGGACAAGGCAATTGTAGGCAGCATTTATTTTAATGCCGAAGCAAGCGTCAACGTTAGTTCTGACAATGTGGGTTATGATCAATACGGCAAAAAGTCTGTACCTGCGGGTCTTTTTCTAGCTAAAGTTGCAGGCGTTGACCGTTTTCTACCTGCCGATTATGTGCGTGAAACTGCTGTTGCCACTAACTCTACTCAGGTAAAAGTTAATATGCCTGAAGTGTTTAAAGTGGGTGATGTACTTTATGCAACTGAACCCGAAGGTTTGATTACTGCTGCTGCTACTTGGGCGGCGGGTGATACGGCAACTATTCGTTTTTCTGAGCCTAGTCTTGGTATTGACGTTAGCTACACACATACTCAGGTGGGGGCCAACCTAGCTGCTCTTGATGATGAGATTGTGGCTGCACTCAATTCTTCTTCGAATCCTCTGGCAAAATATGCTCGGTTTGAAGTAGGTACTGCGGGTCAGATCAAAGTCTTTTCTAAAGGTCTAGTCTTTACTATTAGTGTTAGTTCTAATACGGCGGGTGATGGTACTTTGGTTGCCACTACCCAACTCGTTGATACCCCGCGTCTTATTGGTACGATTTCTGCAATTGATTTTGCGAACCGTACAATTACTTTGGGTGCTAATGCTGCCGTAGCTGTGTCGGTGGGTGGTCATATTGGGACGCTAGTTGAGCAAGTTTATGGTTTGTATAATCATTCCGTTGACTTTACAGATCGTCCCGTACAAACGCTCAAGGCTATTGACCGTGCTGATCGTGTGTACTCTGTAGCACTACCCTACCTTAATGGTCGGTTGGTTGCTCAATTCCCTCGTATTAAATTCATTTAAATCCATAAAAATTAAGGAGAAATTAATATCTATGGCATACATTGCCCAATGGTTGAATCAGGCCCACCAGAACAAAATGGCCGATCAAGTGATTGAAGATACGTTGAGTGACCTAAAACGTCGCGATACGACTATTCTCGATCCCTATGTTCCTCTTAAAACCTACACTTCTCGTAAGTTTTTGGCTTATGTGATGGAACAAATCAACACCGTAGCTTCTGTGCTTGCCTATGGTGCTGAACCCCCTGTGACCCAACACGGAACTTTCCGCAAAATCACGGCTGAAATGCTGAAAACCTCTCTCGCCTATGTGTGGGATGAGGAGTATCAGTGGCACATGAAAGAAGCTATGGAAGAAGCTGCTTTTAAAGGTATTACTGTTAATCGTTCCCGCGATCAAAACGGAAAAGTTGTTGCTACTAATGCGGATTTGGCATCTTTCATCTTTGGTACCATTCAGCAACTTGCTATGGCTCAAGTTGAACTGCTAAACCATATGACTTGGCAAGTTCTGCAAACGGGTAAGGTACTACGTACTGACCCTCGTACTGGCGTGAAAACTGAGATCAGCTACTTAAACCCTTATGGTGATACGGCTACAGGTCTTTATGCTAGTGGCGATCTACATTTCCCCGATGCTCTAGTGGGTACGGGTGGGTCTACGATTGATAAAACTCATATTTGGACTTCCTTGGCTACGGCAAATGGTGTTCAGAATCTTTATGATGCTGTTGACCAGTATGTAGACACCAATGGTTTTGCACCGGATTACATCTACATGAGTCGTAAGCTGCTCAATCTTTTGATGCAGCAGCAATCTACTAAGGATTCGGCCTCTAGTCTGACTGTTACTCAAGTTGGTACTGTTAGCCCTGCTATGTTGGGTGCTATTCTTGAAGCCCGTGGTATTCCACCGATCAAGACTTTTGATGAACAATTCCGCAACGAGTTGGCTGATAAGTCCTTGGTTAAAACCCGCTTCCTTAACACTGACCGTTTTGTGTTTGTAAAAGAGAACATGGGTGAACGTGCTATGGGGCCAACCCTTGAGAATAATGGTAAAGAGGGTGTTTATGTGGTTACGTATTCCAAGAGCCAGGTGCCTCCTGTGGATGTTACAGTGACCACGGCCACAATGTTGCCCGTATTCAGCGACCCGAAGCTATTTTACTCGCAAAAGGTCTCAGCTTAGGTAATTATACCTACTTACAAATAACTTAGGATAAGTAACAAAAGGTCATTCTTAGGAGTGGCCTTTATTTTATTAGATTGTTATGAAAAATTTAAGATACCCCTAGACTTTTTATCTTAAATACTCTACACTATAAAAAGTTTAGTAGTAAAAAATAAAACCATGCTTGAGAAGTTTCCTAGTTGTGCTGTCAGTTATATCTATGGGTTAGTTGACCCAAGGGACAGCCTAGTTCGATATATAGGACAAAGTGTAAGCCCAAAATATAGATATAAGCACCATTTACACGCACTTAAGAAAGGTTATGGTGCGTACAAAATTAATTGGATTAACAAACTAAAAGAGGCGAATCAAAAACCTATTCTTACTATAATTAGTTGTAATTCAAAAGAAGAAATAAACTGGAAAGAAACTTACTATATCAACCTTTATCAGGAATTATTAAAAAACATAGACTCTAAATTAACAAATGCTGACTTTGGTTTAAGATCAGTATCAGACCAAACTACTGAGGGTCAGAAAAAAGCCAGCTTATCTAAAAACGGATCTATCGGAGTTAAAAAGAAAAAAGATTCAGACCTATGGGAAGTATATATCAGTATTGAATCTGAACGGCATTTTTGTGGTAATTTTAAAAACAAAAGGGTAGCTCAAAAGATTTATGATGGAGTTACGCGGCAGTATCATAAATTACCAGTAACTAATTTTGAAGGAACTTTTAAATTTACAGTAGAAAAAGCACAAGAAATTTCTAATAAATTTTCAAGGCGACGCAATGGTTGGACGGTTTACCCTGGATTCTATAAGCAACCTAATGGTAAATGGGTTGTAACTATTAAGGTTAAAAATGAATGGATTAGGTTAGGCAGGACTAAAGATTTAGAACTAGGTTTACTTATTCGAGATAGAGTAGCTAAGGGTTTAAAAATTGATACTATTAAATACATTTCTGATAATATTGAACCACTCTCAATAAAAGATGCAAATAGTTTACTTACAGGTAAAAAAAGAAAGTATTTAGGTATTACACAAACAAAGTATGCTTATGTTGTTGCTATCTTTTTAGATGGTAAAAATAGAACAATTGGCTCGACCAAAAACCTAGAAAAAGCAGTCTACTTCTACGACTGCGTAGCTAATCACTACAACAAAAAATCCAACAATAGCACCACGGACAAGTTAAGTCTAGAGGATGCTAAACTGAAAATTAAGCAACTAGATTAAAGATAAAAAAATGTTTAAGCGTGAACTTGATTATGGGGGAAATGGCCCCATCAAAATTAGCCCAGGACAGACTATTACGGGTGACTTCTTCCTTGTTGAGGCTGATGGTGAAGGTAATTTAAGCCTATCTAACATTAGTGGTTTAACTGGATTTGAAGGTACTATAACAGTATTAGCACCAGGACAGCGCCTTTTATTTGGTAATAAACGAGTAACCTCTATTACGGCTAGTGCTTTATCTGAAGGTGGGGGCTGGGCGTACCAATGCTAAAATTAAACATTAAAATTAACAAACCTAAAAATACTGGTACAGTAAGTCAAACTGTTACAGGACTTATTATTTGGGAAACTACTAATTTAGAGTGGGATACTAATAAACAACTTATTTGGAACTAAATATAAATATGGCGAATAAACAAATAAGGCAACTAATAGCGTCACCCACGCAAGTACTTGTAGCTGATGGGGTAGATCCCGAATCTAATTTGGGATATTATGGCTTGAGTTCAATTGGTAAAGCCCTTTTAGGAGTTACAACAACTAGTCAGGGACAGGAAACTTTATCTTTGGTTCCTGGTACTGACGTTCAACCCTATGATTCAGACTTGTCGGCTATTGCGGCGTTGTCCACTACTGGAGCCATCGAACGGACTGGGGCAGGAACGGCGGCCACATTCACGGTGACAGACAGTGCAAAGCAATTGCTAGACGACTCAAGTTTTGCCGACATGCGTACGACACTTGAGCTGGGTAGCATCTCAACTCAATCAGCGTCGAACGTCGCGATTACTGGAGGCAGCATCTCGGGCATAACCGATCTAGCCATTACCGATGGAGGTACTGGGGCAAGCACAGCACAGGGAGCCATCAATGCCTTGGCTGGGGCTGTCA